TCAGCGGGCAACGGTGGTCCATTCGGCCTGGCGCGGGTCGGCGTAGACCTCGGTCATGCGGGCGTGACGGTGGCCGAGAAGGGCCTGGGTATCGACGCCTTGCGCCTTGTATAGGCGCTCAGCCAGTGAGCGGATCTCGTGGTAGGTCGGCGGGGTCCGGCCGGGCCATGTCAGGTCGGTAGCGTCGCGCGCGTCGGCGAAGGCGTGGCTCACCTTGTCGATGCTGATCCGGCTTCCCCTTGGCGCATTGCCGAACGGCTGGGTGTGGTGGAGCAGGTAGCGGCTGGCGATCGGGGATCGGCACTGCTCGATCACGTCGCCGACGCTTATGTCCAGCGCCTCCAGGCGCAGCGAGAGCGGGATCTTAACCAGTGCGCCGGTCTTCTGTTGGATCACCCAAAAGAAGCCGTCCTCGATGTACGGGTACGGGTGAATCTTGTGCTTCCGACCCTCCTGGTACGCCTCCCACGCCGCCTGCCAGTCCTTCCCCTTGCGGAACTGCGCGATCACCAGGTCCTCGCGTCGCTGGCCGGTGACCAGAGCGAGCAGCATACTGTTCGGCATCCATACGCCGCGCCTCTCGGCGAGCACCTTTGACGATCCCAGGATGATGTTGAAGGCGTCCAGCGTGAGTCTGGCGCGGTTGACCTTTGCGGTCGGGCGGCGGGCGATCTCGGCCGGATTGGGATGGTCAGCTGGTAGCAACCCTTCTTGGTAGGCCTCTTTCCATACATCGATCAGCGCCGCGCGCAGCGCCTGGGCGTAGCGGTTCTTTCCCTGATCGGTATAACTCTTGATCAGCTGCGCCATGTCCGGGACGCCGATCTCGTGCATCGGCCTGTCCTCGAACCAGCGGATGGCGGCGTTGATCAGGCTCTTGCGGGTGCGCAGGGTGTTGAGCGCGAAGCCGCGCGTCTCGAACTGCGCCAAGCAGTGGACGGCAAAGGCGTTGAAGGGTGTGCCACTGGCGGCGAGCTTGGCGGGCGATGCGGCCAGATCGCCGATCACCTGGTCGGCTCGCTCCCTTGCCACCAGGGCGTTCAGCTCCTTCGCCCTTCTGATGGCCGTGGCGCGATCGTTGGTGCACTTCAGCGACTTCTGCACGCCGTCGCGTGGGTCGCGCCAATACCAATAGGTGACCACGCGCCCGCCTTTGATTGTGCGCGGACGCGGTATCAGGTTGTCTGGCAGGTCACGCCTGCCGGCGCTTCTCGGTCTTCCCACTGGCGAGGATTTCATTAACTACAGGGTCCTCGGACTGTAACACGGTGATCGGCTGGATGCGTACTCGACCCCTTGGCGGGACATAGACGGCATCCTCCCTGGCGCGGTACTCACGCCCAACAAGGGTCGGCTGCGGCTGGATGCGACCCTCTCTTGCCCACGTCCGCAAGGTGCGGATCGGCGGCGGCGGGTCGAAGTGACGCTCGGCCCAGTCTGCAAGAGGGATCTGCTTGGAAGCCATGGCGCTACCCGACAATCTGGCGCTCACTGTCGGCGATGCGTCCTTTTAGCCGCTCGATCTTTCGCGCCGCAATCTCATCCACAAGCTCAGGGCCGAACATGCGCCGCATTTGCCGACACATGATCATCAGATCGGCAACCTCCTCTGCCACCGCCTCTTTCGATCCGCGCCCCCTCAGAAAGTGCATCAGCGCCTGAGTCAACTCAGCGGCCTCCTCGCAGGCCATCATGATCTGCGCTGTATTACCCCAGCGGTCGATCGCCGCCTGCAACACATCCTCTTCGCTCACCTCACACCTCCAGCCGCAGCAACCATCACATCAGGAGACCCACCGACCATGGCCGCATAGACAGCCGCGAGCAGCTGGGCATCGAGCAAGGCGCCGTGCGCCGTGCGATGCTTGCGGTCGATGCCGAAGTGGTCGCACAGGTTGTTCAAACTGCGGCGCACGCCTGGCACCAGCTTGCCGGCCAGCTCCCGCGTGCAGGTGATGGTGCAGTAGTCGGACACCGGGCCCCAGCCAGGACCAAGGCGCGCCAGCTCGGCGTCCAGGAACTCCACGTCGAACTCGGCGTTGTGGATGATCAGCTCGGCACCGCGGATGAATTCGAGCAGCTGTTCGGCAACGTCGCAGAAGCGTGGCTGCCCGATCAGCTCGTCGCGGGTGATGCCGTGCACAGCCAGCGCACCAGGCTCAATGTCGCGCTCGGGATCGAGGTACTGCTGCAGCGTCCTTCCGGTCGGCTGGCCGTTCACCAGCTCCACGCATCCGATCTCGATGATGCGATGGCCTTGGGTGACCATCAGGCCGGTGGTTTCTGTGTCGAGGACTATCTGTCTCACGGTTTCCTCCTTGGTCATATCCAGTAGATGCCAGGCTTGCGACGACACACGCCGAGGCGGCAGTTCCGGGTTTTTCATGTCAATTCGGCTGCCTGTTTTGTTTGTCTTTGCCTTGTACTGCGCGCTCATTGTTTCCATGTGTTTGTCCTTTCTTCGTTGCAAAAAGCCGCCCAACCCGGCGCTCAAGCGGGACCGTCCGCAAGCGGCCGGCCCCTTAGCTCTGCGTTAGGTGGCACAATCATCCATGCCACGATGTTATCCCGATCCACGTCTCTGAACTCCTTGCTCCATTCGGCTGGCTGTCAGCCGCTCCCATGCCTCGCGGATTTCGGCAGGGGCCGGCACTTTCTCGGCGTGGTCGATGCCGCGCTCGATGAGCTCGTTGCTGGTGAGGCCTTTGAGGCGCGATCGGTCGGTTTCGTCGTAGGCGCCGATCTCGATCAGCAGCTCGACCAACTCATCGTTGGTCTTCTCGCCGAACCAGTCCTCGCCAGGCTGCCAGGCGTCGATGCCGATCCCGACCTCGTTGGCCAGCGGCAGCAGGATCTCGAACTCGGCAGCCTGTAGCAGTTCGCGGGTGATGGTCGGACCGTGGCGCAGCAGGCCATCGGGCAGCAGGTCGGCAATGCTTTCCACGCCTGCCGCCTCGGCGGCTTTGTCCATGGCATCTTCCAGCTCCCACGCGAAGCCGTTCAGGTTGAGGGCACAGGCACCGATCACTGCCAGCTGGGCATCGGCGTTCTCGGCAATCTCGCTGGCGACTGCCTGGCGCAGCCAGTTCTCGATCGCCTGCTCGGCAGCCTGCTTCCTGTTGCGCTCAGCCATGGCCTGCCGGGTCTTCTCGCGGAAGCATTCGCCGGTAGGGTCGAAGCAGCCAGGCGCGCGAGACTCTTCGTCGCCGTAGGACTTCCAGACGCCCGTGTGGCGGTGCTCGCAGCGCTCGCAGGCGGTGGTGTCGAACTGGGCATTAATGAGCGGCGTCCAGTCCACATCCTGCTCGTCGATGTTGACGGTGCCGTCTTCGGCCACCACCGGCAGGACCGGCTCTTTGGTCGCGCCGTAGCCGTTCTGCTGGCTTGCTCGCGCATCTTTCTCTTTGGCCTTGAAGCAAGCGCCGTCGAGACAGAAGGTGTTGCCGCTTTGCGCTTCCGTGGAAACCTTGCGCATCTTCTGGCAGCCGGCCTGCACGCATTCGACCTTGTAGTCGAACGGCTGCCAGTAGTCGTCGAGTGCGGTGTGGTACTGCATGAACAGGCGGAATATCTTGTCCTGGAGCTGGCGAACGCTCGGCTGTTCGTCGTCTTCAGCTAGTGCCACGCGCAGCGCTTCGATCACCTTCTCGCTGCTGGTGGCGGGCAGCAGGTACTTGCCGTGGGCGGTGGTGAGCTTGCCGGCGCGGATCAGCTCCTGCGCCCACTCGGGTAGCTCTTCCAGCCGCATGATGTTGGAGATATAGGCGCGGCCCATGTTGGTGATACCGTGCGTCTTCAGTGTCTCCTCGATGGCGGCGATCGACTTGATGCGGTGATCGTTGCGCATCCGGCGCAGCACGCCCGCCCACTCCATCGGGTTTAGGTCGCGGCGGATGTGGTTTTCTTTCACCTGGTCGAGCAGCCGAGAGAGCGTCGCCTTGCGTTTCCTCTTCGGTATCGAGCAGGGCCGGAATGGTCGGCTTGCCCGCCATGTGCGAGGCGCGGAGGCGGCACTCGCCATACTTGACGATGTAGCGACCCGGCGCGTCTGGATTCGGGCGCACGGTAATCGGCTGCTTGACGCGCGAACCTTTGATATCCGCGGCCAGGGCCTCGATGTGATCGTCCGGCACGTCCTTGCGGGGCTGGTCCGGGTCGAAGTCGATCACGTCCAGCGGAAGATGGGCGACGACGCCGGGTTCCATGGTGATGATGGATTCGACTTTCTTTGCGGTGGCGCTCACTGGCTTTCCTCCTTGGTTTTCCGGGAAACAAGGACCGACTGCATCGCCGCGTCCAGTTGAAGGGTGAGATCGTCGATCGTTCCGTCGTTGGGAATGACCAGATCGATCAGGCGTTCGGGTAGACCGCTCTCGCTGACATGGGCATTCACGCTGCCGACGCCTGCTTTTCCGTGAAGTCCTATCAACAGCATGCGGTTCTCCTACGCGGCGACTTCTTTCAGTCGCTGGCGCAGCCAGTCGAGGCCGCGCTGGGTAATCAGGGGGCGGGCGTATTCACGCGCGCCGATAATCGGGTGGTGCCAGTGGCCGTAGCGCACGCGCAGCAGGCCTCGGTCGCGGTAGCTCTGGTGCGGGATGTTGCTGGCGTCAATGACGCGCTGCTCCCGAAGCCACCGGAACAGTCTTTTTTGCCCGACGCCAAGTTCGGCGGCGGCTTCCTGGACTGTGTAGGTGCGCCCGGCCACTGGCTCGCCTCGTTACACTCGGCCGTGCAGCACCATGCGGGCCTTGGCGTGCTGCTTGATCTTCTGGAACACGTCCTCGACCGCGGCGCGGTGTACCTTGTGCGGGCGCACCAGGTCGTACCACATCAGGACCTTGCCTTCGCGGATGCGGTAGCGGAACCGCGCCTCCATGGAGTAGGCGTCGCCACCCTCGAAGACACGCAGGCCGAGGCCGAAGGTTTCCGGGATCTTGATGTCGCCCTTCACGCCAGCGCTGCCGTCCAGTTCCTCGCGATACTGGAACTGCACCTGGCCGTCGCTGAGGCGGTTGCCGCTCTCGAAGTTGAGCTTGGTCTTGGCCTTGAGGGTGAGCGCGATCTCCAGCATCTGCGCCGCCTCGGGCCGCACGATCTCGTCGAGGTTCTGCTCCAGGAAGAAGGCGAAGGCCACCTGGTCCATCTTCTCGCCGTTGTTGGCCATCCAGCTTTCCCACTCCTTGGTGGTCTTGCAGGTATGGTTGACGGTGTGCGCGCACCAGGCCGGCGTGTCGCGGTCGCTGTGGTAGTCGATGACGCCGCGGAACTTGCCGTTGTCAACGTCGCAGAAGATCACGCTGTCGTCGGTACCGAACTCGTTGAAGTACTCGATAAAGGCGTCGGCCGTGTCCATGCTCACGTCGGCGCGCAGGCGCTTCGGGCGCTCCATCAGATCATGCAGTTCGTGCATGCCCATGCCCTCGGGCGCCATGACGACGGGGACGCCGTTGATTTCGTGCACCTGCATGGTGCCGATCTGTTTGCCGGCCTCGATGGCCGCTTGGATGCCGTTGTGGTTGTTGTCCTGGCTCATTGATTACACTCCTTCTGCCTTCTTGAACTCGCTCGGCTTCTCGTCGGACACGCTGCGCAGGTCCATCTTTTTCTGGCGCGGGTCCTCGCGCATGAGATTGCCGTCCGGCGTGCCGAACATCAGGGTCATGCCGCGCTGCAACTCGGGCAGCTTGGCGCTCACCTTGTCACGCAGCTCGTACTGGCCATCGCCCACCGGCTTGACGGTGATCTTCAGGGTGACTTCGGCGGGCTTGCCGGTTTCGCGAGCCATGTTCACGGCCTCGCTCAGCTTCTCGCTCAGCTCCTCCTGCGTGGCGCCGGCCCGGAGCTGGGCGACGGTGAAGTTCCAAAGATCGGGTCTTGCTCTTGCCATGGTTGTTGCTCTCCTCGGTTGTCACGCCCGGCGATGGCCGGGCCTTAAAAACTTCTGTCGCTCGAAGTGGTCGCGGACGTAACCGGCGACCCATTCGCGGCACCACTCGGGAACTCTGGCCAGTGCGGCGCGCCTTGCTTCGCGACTGTCGAGCGCGATGATTTCGGCGGCGTACTGGCGTGGGCGTTTTTCATGGAGCATCGGTTTCCCGGGAACCGCCGAATGTCTCGTTGATGGCGCGGTCGGCGTAGGCCGCAGCGCAGCACAGCGACCAGGCGATCAGCAGGGCGGAGGCGAATGCCAGCAGAAGCCATCCCGCCCACACCATCACGCCGGCTCCGGTTCTGCCCGCAGCGTGACGTGCATGTACTGGCGCTTGTGGCGCGGCATCTTGACCACGTTGCTGTTGGTCTGAACGTCGCGAGGGCGGGCCATGTAGCTGCCATCCGGCATCAGGCGCAGGTCGCAGCCGATGGAGTCGGCCATGTCGCGCAGCGCCGCCAGCGGCGTGCTCCTGGGGATTCGCAAGGTAATAGTCATCACGCCGCCGCCTCCTTGCCGTCGCGCTCGGTGCGGGCGCAGCGGCCGTTACAGTCGCCACAGCAGGCGCCACCGTGACCGGCCGGCGCGGTGGTGACGTTGAAGCGCGCGCGGCATTCGGCGCACATGCCGTCCAAGGCCGCGCTGGCAATCCTCAGCGCCGCGCGCAGCCGCTCAATTTCGTCGGCGGCTTCTCTGGCCACGCTATAGTCGTAGTGCCGTGTTCCGATTGTTCTCAGGTTGTGCAGCAGCAAGTCCATTCTGTTCTCCTATCAAAAGCCGCCATGAATCACACGCCCTACAGGCTTGAGTCCATAGAGCTGTTTTGCCGTTGCCGCCTGGTGCCGCACTTCATCATCCTCGCGGGCTTCTGCCGGGCCAATGCCTTGTTGCATCAAGTCTGCACGTTCCATAAGTACCTCCAGCAGCGGCTAACAAATCAATCAACTCGGACAGGCATTCCGCTGCGCTCCATGCCTGCCGGTTATTTCAGTCGTTAGATGCGCAGGCGAGATTCACGCTCGACCTGGGCTTTTCGTTCCGCAGCATCACGGTTAAGCGCGGATCGCGCTTGTTCGTCAGCGCTGCGGCTTCCAGCGCTTCCAGTTTCTGTCGTTCGGCGGGCGCCAGTTTCTCCGCCATCCGGTGTTTGTACTCTTCGAGGTCGGTGAGGCTCATGTGGTGCTACGTAGGTTGCGCATCTAACCCGGCGCTCAAGGCGGACCTTCGCCGGCTGTCCTGCTCGGCGGTGGCGATGTCGTTGCGGAGCCGGTCGCGCTCTACATCGGATTCTGTGCGCGCGAATGTCGGCGTATGGCCGACTGCAACCAACCGTATTGCTCCGGTCACGGTGTCTCGCCATGCGTCGCCGGCAAAATCGTCACCGCTCCTGATGCGGCGGTCATGCTCAGGAGCTCGTTCGTAACGGTCATGGCTGTACTCTTGAGAACTTCCACGGCTCTTTCGTGTGCTCATTGCTCCACCTCAAAACGGAATGTCATCCCCAAAATCATCAAATCCTCCGCCGTCACCCTGCGGCTGCGCGGCGGTGGCAGGGCGGGCGGGCACGATCCCGTCGCGCCGCTCGGGCCGTGATGCACTGCGTCCGCAATCTCAATCTTTTCCATCGCTCACCTCGTCGCAGATAACTGTGGTTTCCACGCGAAGTCGGCGCTACGCGCCGCCTCGCTTGAAACCGTCGTTCGGCGTCACACAATGCAGGCACACAGCGGTTTCCACTGTCACCAGCCCCTTACGGCTTTTCGCTTCGTGCCAGTCAATCTGGTCACTCAGTTCCTGTGGGTATTTCCACTTGCCGCAGCGCCCGCATTCCTTTTGCCGCAGCCCGGCCTTGTGCTGCACCTCCGCCCATTCGTGCCAGGCCAAGTAGCCTTCCGGCGCTTGGTCGCCGGGCTTGGAATCTGGCGTCGTGCAAATAATCCCACTAAATCCACGTCTGCTTAGTCTTGTGCAAGTCATTCCGTCCTCCGTAAATTGCCGCCGAACCCGTCAATCAACCCGACCGGCCTGACGGCCGTCGGGTTATCTCAGGCGTTAGGTGCCGGTCGCTTTCCCGGCCGTCAGGGCTTGTTGGCGAGCCCGGCGCGCCCTCTGGCGTTGTCGCGGAGGGTTACTACCTGGGTGCGTAGCCGGCCTCGGCCAGCGCGCGGCGGATCTTTTCCCCCGCGTAGAGCATTTCGTAGGCCTCGTCGGTATCGACGGCGTTGGCGTGGTAGTCGCTGTGGCCTGCGCGCTTGAGGAACTGGGCAAAAGCAAGGGCCTCGCTGTCGGATAGCTCGGCGGTGATGGTGATGGTGTTGTTCTCGCTCACGACCCTCTCTCCCTGGCGACTGTGCCGCCTATTTGTTGTTTCCCGGGAAGCGTCCCGTGTTTGATGTTGAAACCGATGATGAACAACTGTTCCGAGAATGTCAAGAACAAAAGTTCATGTTACGATCCGCGGACAAACAAACGGGCGGCATGGGGACCGCTGAGAACAAGATCAGGAGACGATAAGGTGAATAACCAGAAAGGCTATAGAGTCGAAATGACGCTGGATGGCGTGGCGAGTTTCGCCACTGGGATAACGAACGCGAATACGGAACTGCTCAGGGCACTGCGAGCCATGGGGGTAGCGGGACAGCACGACTCCGCGCTGTTTGCGGAAGTGCTGGCACTACAGGAGGCGGTGGAGGGGCTTGCTGGCCGTCTACAGCCAGCCGTGCTCCTCAAGGGTGACGCGCCTGGCGTCGGGGCCGCTGGCGGCATGGCAGCGGACGAGCGGGTGGATTGAGCCATCCTTCAGCACGTGAGTAACCTCATGCACCAGCAGCTCGGTGTCGCGCGGCAGGTGGCCGACCTCTCGACCGAGGGTGACAGTCTCGCCGACGCGCGGCACTGCGCCGCCAGGCAACTCAACGGTATCAACTAAAGCGATTCCTTTGCTGTACAGCTCAACAATCATGGCATGTCCTCTTGGTTACTGACACCAGCCGCGCCGTGTTCCACCATCGTAGGGCCTGGCGTGGCCAGCTGCCACGAGCGCGTCAGCCAAGCTCGAACCATCAACAAGAACGTCAGCGAGAATGCGGAAGTACTTGCCGCGCCTGATGTTGGCAAGCTCGATCCTCTTCGCGCCACGAAGCATCGAGACGGTGAATTGTTTGGCCTCTCTAGCGGCGCGCTTCTCTTCTTCGCACTTCCCTCGGATCTCCGGCGCATCAATCCCGCTCACCCGAACAGGAACGCGCTCACCGATGATTGGGGGCCAGCCATCCACGTTTACCCGGAATGTGTCGGCGTCGTAGATGGACGTGACATCGGCAACCACCGCCGACCCGAAGTTCTTGTCATTGATTCCGGCCGAAGCCGCGCCAGCAAACAGAAGCAGTACTGCCAATATTACCCGCTTCATTGCTGATCTCCCTTTTTCGTTGTTGGGCTGCGGCGCCGAAAAGGAATGACCAGCCCTTCAGCAAACCACTCCATGTTCGCCGCCTCCCTCGCGCCCGCCTCCCAAATGCGAGAGAGGCACAGATCGCGGGCGGTCGGCTATCAGCTGCCCGATCCTTTCTTCTTGTTGGCCGGGCCGTTTGGGTCGTTGGCGCCGTCGCTCTTGTGCCTTGAAATGTAATCGGCGGCAGTGTCAATGACGCGCCTCCCTTCGTCATCTGCCTGCACGTAAGCCTGATAAAGACGATCGAATGCCCCGTCTTTTACTGCCTTCGGGTCGAAATCGGATCGCAGCAAGTGAGAAGCGGTGAACCCGAAGACGTTGGCGATCGCCTCAGCGGTTTCAATATTCGGAGCGCGATCCTCATCCAAAATGTAATGCAAGCCACGCGGACTTATCCCCGCCTTCTTGGCCACTGCTGGGATAGACATCCCAGATGCCGAGATAAGTTTCGCGACATTGGTGGCAAACACGCTTCTCGGTGACCCTTTATCCATCCTATTGATGCTAAAGCCATCGGGATGAACATTGGGTCCGATCCTGAACAGATGTTCTTGACTCGAATCGGAACGAATGTTCATAATGCCGCCCATGAACACGAATCTACTGGACACAACGCTGGAGCTGGCCCGCACGACGCGGCTGCCGGCGACGCGCATTTGCGATGCCATCGGCGTGACCACGCGCTGGTATAGCAAGCTGCTGACGGGCGAAATCAAAGACCCAAGCGTTAGGCGCATTCAGCGTCTGCACGATTACCTGCGGGCGCACACGGAAGGCGAAGAGAAGGGCGCTGCAGCGTAACGGCGTCGGGCCTTTTCGCGCCCGTCGCCTAACAAGAATAAAGCGGCCATCCGTGGCCGTGGCGGACAACAACCAAGAAGAAAAGGGGGAACGCTTTGTTTCGTTCTGATGTTTCACGGGTGACTCCTGCCTCTGCCAGCCAAGCCGGGCCGGCTTCCCTTTTTGTTGATGCCAGCTTAGGCCGCCCGCCTTTTCCTATCCACGTTTACTGGCGCGAGGTGTAACCGATGGACCAGCTCGATCTCGCCATTCATGCGACAGCAATGAACGCACCGGGCGGCATGAAGGGCCTGGCGCAGAAGATGGGCGTGAACCACCAGACGCTGATCAACAAGTGCAACCCGAACTCGGAAACCCATCGGCTGACCCTGCGCGAGGCGATGGCGATGATGCTGAACACGGGCGATGTGCAGATCCTGGAGGTGCTGGCGTCGGAGCTGGGCTACACGGTGGAGCCGAAGGCGAGCCGGGCGGCGAAGGATCTGATGGCGGCGGTGCTCTCTGCCAACGCGGAGCACGGCGACGTGGGTCGGGCGATTCAGGACGCCTTTGCCGATGGTCGCCTGACGCCACGCGAGGTGGCGAAGGTGCGCGATGAGGTGGGCGAGGCGAAGGCGGCACTGGATTCGCTGCTCGATACGGTAGTGACGCTGCACAAGGAGCGCACCGTTGGTTGATGTAAGGAAGATCAGCAAACTGCGCCGGGCGACACTGGCGAAGAAGGCACTCCGCCGCATGGCTGGCGTGCAGTCGCCGGAACAGGCGCTCTGGCTGGCCGTGGTACTGTCGGCCGTAGAAGACCTCACCTTGCCGCAGGACGCCGGGCCATACTCTCCGGTCCGCTATCTCTCAGAACCCTTCCCGTTTGAAGTGCACGCAGACCTCGCCGGCCTGGAGCCGGACGCGGTGCGTCTGGTGTTGCGCCAGGCCTGCCTGCTCGATGGCGGACACCAGGTGGCGGCGTAGGGATTCGCATGTTTAGCAGCGACGGTTTGACGCCGGTCGAACGGCAGGTCCAGGCGATGCAGGTGCGCGAGTCACGCTGCGCCGTTTGCTTGCATCGGCAGGTGGAGGTGTTTGAAGGCGAGTGGCTCTGCCAGAAGGGTTTGCGCTGGCCGAAAGGCCGGCATCGCCGCTGCGAGCGTTTCGCGCTCGATGAGGCGGCGTAGCGTTTCCCGGGAAATCACGGGGCGCAGATAACAAAGATAAAGGGGGTCGTTTGTAGATGGCATTGATACCGGAGGATTTCCTTCACCGATTATTGGAAGACACCGACCTGGTGCAGCTGGTCGATGAGTCGGTGAAGCTGAAGAAGGCGGGCAACGAGTACCAGGCCTGTTGCCCGTTTCACGACGAGAAGACGCCGTCCTTCACGGTCAGCCCGCGCAAGCAGTTCTATCACTGCTTCGGCTGCGGCGCGCACGGCAACGCTATCGACTGGATGATGGAGTACGGCCACCGCGATTTTCGCGAGGCGGTGGAGGATTTAGCTGGACGCCTGGGGCGCGAGGTGCCGCGCAAGGAGGAGACGCCGAAGCAGAAGGAGCAACGGTCGAAGAAGGCGACTGCGTTGGAGGTGATGCGCCAGGCTGGCGCGGTCTACTGGCGCAAGCTGAAGGAGTCGGATGAGGCGGCGGACTACCTCAAGAACAAGCGCGGGATCAGTGGAGAGACGGCCCGCGATTTCCGTTTGGGTTGGGCTCCCGATGATTACGGCACGCTGCGGGATGGGGAGCTTGACCAGGAGGCACTCCTCGATGCTGGCCTATTGGCTGAATCGGAAGACGGCAGGCGCTATGACCGATTCCGCGGGCGGATCATGTTCCCGATCCGCGACACGGGCGGGCGTGTCGTCGGCTTTGGCGGTCGCCTGACCGGCGACGGCAAGCCGAAGTATCTCAATTCGCCGGAGACCGCGACCTTCCAGAAGGGCCGGCTGCTGTACGGCCTTTACGAGTACATCACCGATCGCGAACGCCTGACACCACTGCTGATCGTCGAGGGCTACATGGATGTGGTGCAGCTGGCCGAGAACGGCATCAGTGCCGCGGCCACGCTCGGCACGGCGGTGACGCCGGAGCAGGTGGCGCTGGCGTTTCGCCATACCGATGCGCTGATGTTCGTCTTCGACGGCGATGCAGCCGGCCAGAAGGCCGCGTGGCGGGCGCTGGAGGCGGTGCTGCCACACATGGACGGCAAGCACTCAGCGAAGTTCGTGGCGCTGCCGGACGGAAAGGACCCCGACGATCTGGTGCGCGAGCTTGGCGCCGGCAAGATGCTGGCCTGGCTGTCGGCGAACTCGATCACCTTGTCTGACTTCCTGATCAAGCGGCTACCAGAGCGCGAGGGTGTCACGCCCGATTCGCTGGAGGCGCGGGCGCGCCTGGTGGAGGCGGCGGCGCCGCTGATCGCTTCGACGCCGCCCGGCGTGTACCGGGAGATGTTGATGGAGGCCGCGCGCGCGGCCTGGGGCGTCAAGGCGAAGACCCTGCAAGATGTAGTCTCAAGCGCCGAAGGCCGGTCGAGGGGGAAAAGCGCCTCGCGAACACCTTCCGCGCCTCCTGGCCCGCTACCTTCCGAGGGCGCTTATACCCCTGGCTGGCGCTCCGCGTGGGAGGAGAACTTCGCGCGGTCCAAGGAAGGGAACGTGAAGGCCTCGCTGCACAATGTGATCCTGATCCTGGAGAATCACCCGCTATGGCACGGCATGTTTGCGATGAATACCTTCGCCAACGAGATCGTGCTGACACGCGCAGCGCCTTGGTCGGATCGGACTGGCCAGCTGGAGGAGTCGGACGGCACGGAGATCGCCGCTTGGATCGGTAACCCGGACAACTACGGCGTTACGGTGTCGTCGTCGATGGTGCTGGAGGCAATCGAGGCGGTTGCCAAGCGCAGGCGCTTCCATCCGGTGATGGAGTACCTGGACGGCTTGTCCTGGGATGGCACCGAGCGCCTGCCGCATCTGATGGCCGACTTCTTCGGCGCGGACTTCAACGAATACACAGCGGCGTGCGGCACCAACATGATGCTGGCCGCAGTCGCCCGCGTGCGTTTCCCGGGTTGCAAGGTTGACGAGATGGTCATCCTCGAAGGCGACCAGGGCGCGGGCAAGAGTTCAGCGGTGCGCGCCCTGTGCGGGCCGCAATGGTTCGCGGAAATGCTGGAAAGCCCACAGAACAAGGACTTTTACCAGATCCTTACCGGCCGCTGGATCATCGAGATCCCGGAGTTGCAGGCCTTCAATAAGGCCGACCGCAACAAGATCAAGGCGGCGATCTCGGCGCAGGAAGATACGTACAGGCCAAGCTATGGCCGCTACGCCCGCCAGTACCCGCGCCAGAACATCTTCATCGGCACCACCAACGACGAGGGATACCTGAAGGACGAAACCGGCGCGCGCCGCTTCATGCCGGTGCGCTGCCGTAGCGTGAATGTCGAAGGGCTCGCGGCCATGCGCGATCAGTTGTGGGCCGAGGCGGATGCCAGGATCGCGCGCGGTGACCCTTGGCACGTGTTCCCGGAATCGGCCAAGGCCGAGCAGGACCAGCGCTTCGACGTGGACGTGTGGGAGGAGCCGATCGCCGACTGGCTGAACGGCCGCGCGCCTGGCGAGCGATACCAGCACCTGAGCCACGTTGTCGATGCCGACCGCCCGGTGCAGGAGTGCACCACGTCTGAGGTGATGCGGTACGCCCTTGGAATCGAAGTGGCAAAGCACACCAGGCCGGACCAAATGCGTGTCGCTGCCATCTTGCGACACCTTGGATGGCGAAAGGCTGGGCAACGCACCGAAGAGGGCGGGAAACGGCCTTTTGTGTACCGGAGGCCGGGATGATCTGGCCGAAACTGCAAAACCTGCAAAACCTTGCAAAACCTCTGCGCGGTCGAGGTTTTGCGGCTGTAGGCCGCGTGGTTATTGGATTTTCTGTCGGATGCAAAACCTGCAACAGCAGATCGCGCACGTATAGCGGACGGTGCATTTCGGACACCAGCAGTTCGGCAGGCGGAAAAACAGAACATCAACCTACCTGCTTTTACCTCAAAAAAGGTTTTGCAGGTTTTGCAGTAGGTGAAAACACAAGGCCGAACAATGCATTAAGCCGCAAAACCTACCTGCAATACCTGCAATACCTAACCGAAGGAGAAGGGCCGTGGCGGCAGTGACAGCAACAGAACAGCGCACTATCGAGTACGCACAGGAACGCCTGGAAGAATGGGCGGCATGGATCAGGAGCCTGCGGGGCGTGAGGCTCGGCTACTCGCCGCACGCTTCGTTCGTGCATGACCGCGTAGACAATGATCGCGACGACATAGCGATGGGCGAGGAGGCGAATGAAAGAGCGGAGGAGGTGGAGCGCATCATGTGCAAACTGCTCAAGCTGAGGCCATCACTTCATGTCGCCCTGGTTCAGTGGTATCTGCTAGATAGACCGCAAAGCATCGCCGCCCAAGTATGCAAGTGCAGCGTGACGGTCTATCACGACCGCAGGCGCATGGGCGAGATGTTTGTGGCTGGCGCACTAGCAGGTTCTTGATCTGTGCGCACAGAACTGATACAAAGTCAGGCAACCTCGGCGCAGTGCGCCCAGGTTAACAACGACCCTTTAGAAGGCCCGACCGGGAAACCGGCCGGGCCTTTCTTTTTGGCGCACAGGAAACCCTGCATGGAACACGGCCTGACACAACCACTCCTCGGAATCATCGCCTTTCTGGTCGGGCTGATGGTTGCGGTCACTGGCTGGATCGGTAAGCGCATCTTTGAGCGCATGGACAAGATCCAGGAGATCCTTCGCGAGGCCGAGAAGGACATCCACGTCCGCATCGATGACCACGAACACAGGATCACGCGCGTCGAGTCGTACTACGATATCGGGCGCCGCAAGAACGCATGATTTACCTGGCCAGCCCATACACGCACGCGGACCCAGCGGTCCAGCAGAAGCGATTCGAGGACGCCGCACGCGCCGCCGCCACAATCCTGCGCGAAGGCCGGCTCGTTTTCAGTCCAATCGTCCACGGTCACCCAATAGAGCGCTGCGACAAGCTGGTGGTGCTGAAGCTGCCGGGCTGGAGCGAAAGCCGAGGCATCAAAGCTGAAGTCGATATCGCCGCTCGCCACCACAAGCCGGTTGAGCTGTGGGACTGGCCGCAGCCGTTCTTGCACATTGCCGGCGCTGGAGGTTCGTACTGATGCGACTGCAACTCTACCGATTTCACCAGGACGATGACGGAACGATCGGACTGCTGCTCGCGGAAGGCATGCACGTTTGCCTGGTCGGCGAACTGCCGTGGAAAGACAACCGCCCAAACGTGAGCCGCATACCGGACGGCACGTACCAGGTTGAATATCTGGAGCGTTCCGCGTCAGGCCGGTACCGCGACGTATACCACGTGCGCCACGTTGAGGGCCGTACCGGAATCCTGATCCACACCGGCAACTATACCGGCGACAGAGAGAAGGGCCTTCGCTCTGACTCATGGGGATGCCTGCTGCCAGGCCAGCGCCTCGGCAAGCTATCCGGCCAGCGCTGCGTGCTCGCATCGCGCTCGGCACTTTCACGCCTGCATGAAGTGGTAGGCAGGAACGATTTTGAACTGGAGGTAATCAGCCATGCTTGATGCGGTACTCAACCTGTTCGGTGGCGGCGTTCTCGGTGGCCTTGTTGGCTTGGCCGGCACCTGGCTCAAGGCGCGCGAAGACCGCGCGAAGATGGAGCTGGAACAGCAGCACCAGAAAGACATGCGCCAGCTCGACCTGCAAGAGATGCAGGCCGAGGCAGACCTGAAGCTGCGCCAGACCGAGACCGAGTTCGCCGGCAAGCAGGCCATCGCCGAGACCGAAGCGGAAGCTGCCATGGACGTTGCAGCCAGCCAGGCGTTAACGGCGAGCTACAAGCATGACAAGGCCACCTACGGCATCCGGTTCGTGGACGCAATCCGCGGACTGATGCGGCCGGTCATCACCATCTACTTGCTCGGCATCCTGTCGCTGATCGCGTGGCAGCTCTACGGCATCGACGCCATCGCCAGCATCGATGCGCAGACCGCATGGAAGCTGTTCTCCGATGTGGTGCGCGACACCACCTTCCTCGCGGTGACCGCCGTGACTTGGTGGTTCGGCAGCCGCCCGAACAGCCGGGCATCGGGGCGTGGGCGGTGATGGGTCCTTCCTGGGCACAGCCGGCTTACGGCGGCTAAGACGCGCGGAATTTTCGCAAAGGTCTGGGGCTATAGGGGGTTGTGGTGGTGATGGTTGAGGGTGTGAGGAGTGATCACTCCCTTGGAGGTTTGGTGTTGACGGGTGAGGCTGGACGGGCTTATGCTGACTCCGCTGCCGCAAAATCGGCAGCCGGGTTTCGCAGCGAAGGGCGGCGGTTTCAGCGAAAGAAACCAAGAGGATACAACCATGGATGCACAAATTCTGACCTTCCCCGCCGCACGTCGCGGCCTTAAAGCCATCGCCCTGCAAGAAGAGAGCAAGCCCATCGACGAGTGGGATCTGGATCGGTTGACCGACCGTATCGAGTGGGCGGCCAGCGCCCATTCGTGTACGTGCGGGAGGATGCGGCATGACACCTGACTTCGAGAAGATCGGGCGCTATACGGTGCTGACCGAGCAGGCGCGGAAACTGGTGCAGCAGCGCAACGGCGTGTTGCATCGGGTGGCGATGGTGGCAAGCAATGCCATCAAGCCGCCGATGATCGCGAAAGATGCGGTAGGCCGCTCCTGCGATTTCGCGGCCATCCGTCGCCTGCTGGATGAGGCCGAAGCGATGGAGGCCGAGATCAACACCGCACTGGCCGAGATCGAGACACTCGCGCCTATCGTGGACAAGCCGCCGCTGCATCTGGAATGACGGACAACATCATCAACCTTGATGAGCCCACCACACAAGCCGCCTTCGGGCGGCTTTTTGGTATCTCGCAGCAGGCGGTGGCGAAGCTGGTCGAGAAGGGCGTTTTGCGCATGGGCGATACGCTCGGGCAGTGGATCGTCCAGTATGCCGCCCATCTGCGGGAGATTGCGGCAGGCAGAGGCGGTGAAGATCAGTACGACCTGACGAAGGCGAAAGCGCGTCAGGCCGAGGCGGACGCACGCCTGAAGGAGCTGCAATATCACGAACGCATCCACAACCTGGTGGATGCGAATTGGGCGGCACAGCAGATTGCGAACCACGCGACAGCGGCGCGGACCGAGGTGGAAAACGCCGTCGATCATTTGGTGACTGGAATCGAGAGCGAGCACAGTATCAGTGTCAACCGCGACAACATCAATCGAGCGTTGGCCACTGCCTTCCGAGCTATCGAGAGCTACCCGGACATTGTGGCTGCCGAAGTGGAAAGCAGCAGTCAGTCAGGGCTGGAATAAGCCGGAACCAATATCGACGCTGGAGTGGCTGGAGAAGTACTTCCGGTTGCCGGCCGAGGGCGCGGATCTTCCTGGGCCGTACAACCCGGACTACGTGCCGTACCTGTGGGGCATTTTCTACGCGCTCGACAACCCGGCAGACCGGATCGTGGCGCTGATGAAGGCTGCGCAGATCGGATGGACGTTCGGCCTGGTCGGGTTTCTCGGGAAAAAGATTCACGTGGAACCAACCGCGATGATCGTCCTGTTCCCAAAGGACGGCACCGCGCGCGAGTTCGGCGACGAGAAGCTGAAGCCGTCCGTGCAGGCGACACCTGTGCTGGCCGAACGCCTGGACATGTCAGGCTCTCGCAAGACAGGGCAGCGGGCGAACTTCAAGCGGTTCGCGGGCGGCTTCCTGAAGCTGGTCGGATCAAACTCGATCAGTAACGTGAAGTCCACGCCCGCGCCGCTGGTGATCGTGGAGGAGCCCGACGACACCAACGAGAACATCAAGGAGCAGGGCGACGCGATCCGCCTGGCGCGTGAGCGCCTGAAGCGATTCCGGCAGGGCAAGCTGGTCCTCGGCGGCACGCCGTCCGTGAAGGGGATCTCGCGCGTCGAAGAGTTCATGGAACTCTCCGACAAGCGCGTGCTGCCCATCGAGTGCCACGAATGCGGCGAAGCGCACGTGCTCGACTGGGAGAACGTCTCCTGGCTCTCCAAGGAAGAGGGAACCGAGCACCCGGTGTACGGTAAGGCGATGCCGGAAACGGCCATCTACGGATGCCCGCATTGCGGCGCCACCTGGGACGATTGGCAGCGCCAGGAGAACATTCGCCGCACGGTGCGCAAAGCCGCCGATGCCGGCGATCCGTACTGCGGCTGGGTGCCGACCACCGAGAGCACAGGTGGCGTCGTCGGGTTCATGGAGCTGAACGAGCTGTACGTTTGCATTCCCGGGACCAGCCTGGCCGACGTGGTGCGCGATCACCTGGAGGCCGAACACGATGCAAGGCTCGGCGATGAGTCGGGCCGCATCGTCTTCACCAACTCCAAGCTCGGCCGTCCTTACGAGTACCAGGACGAGAACGCCAACGAGGAGGATCTGCGCGCCGCTGCGAAGGACTACCCGGAGCTGATCATTCCGCACGGCGGGCTATTAATCACCATCGGCATCGACGTGCAGCACAACCGCCTGGCAGTGGTTGTTCGAGCCTGGGGCCGCGGCGAAGAGAGCTGGCTGTTGTACTGGGGCGAGCTGCCGGCAGCGCACACGTGCGTGGACAAGAACGATCCGGTATGGGATAAGCTCGATGATCTGGTGTTCGGCGCCTTCAAGCATGAAAACGGCCGCAGCGTGTATGCCTCGGCTATCTCGATCGACGCCTCGGACGGCCAGACAAGCGACGCGGTCTATCACTGGGTGCGCACACGCAACATGCGTCACCGGCACGTGCAGGTGATGGCGATCAAGGGGTCGAGCTTGCAGCAGGACCCGGAAATCTTCAGCACACCGCGAGCAAAGAGCATCGACCACCACCGGCCCGACAAACAGACCAAGGCCGATCGCCACGGCGTGAAGGTGTTCCAGGTCGGCACCAATAAGGCCAAGGACTGGATCAGTGGCCAGATGAAGCTGGAGGCGGCAGGCCGCGGGCGCTGGCACTTCTACCGGGACGTGCGAGCCGATTACTTTGACCAGATCACCTCCGAGGTGAAGGCGCCGCACAAGTCAATCCGGTACCGGCGCATTTGGCAGCTCAAGAGCGGGCGGCGCAACGAGGCGCTCGACTGCGAGGTGTATGCCCTGCATGCCGCTCGCGCAGCCCGCGTTCACCTGATGCGCCCGGCGCAGTGGGACGAACTGGAGCTGCAGCTGGTGCAGGCCGATCTCTTCCAGGAAGCGATCGAGGTAGCGCCAGAAGAGGCGAAGACAGAACGCAAGCGGTACCGCGCAGAGCTGGCCCGCAAGATGAACGGATAGCGAGGAGTCACCGATGGCCGAATGCATTACCCGCCTGACCGAGGCGAAGGCCGCACTGCACCAGCTGATGACCGGCGCGCAGGTGGCGTCCGTTGACGTGGACGGCCAGCGCGTGCAGTACACACAGGGCAATCGCGGCGACCTGGTGAAATACATCCGCGACCTGGAGGCGGAGTGCGGTGACACCACCACCACGCGCCGTCGCCCAATTCGATTCACGGGGTAGCCTATGGACGCGATCGCGAAAATCAAAAGCAGCCCATGGTTCGGACAGGAACCGAAACCGGCAGAAGCCAACACTGGCGGCTATCGCGGCGGACGCAACAGTCGCGAGCTGTTGAGTTGGACACCGGCCCTGCGCAGCGCCGACGCCGAATTGCTGCCCGATCACCGCCTGATGACGGCTCGTGCCCACGATACCGTGCGCAACTTTGCGCTGGTGTCTGGCGGCGTCCAGGCGCAGCTCGACAACATCATCGGCGCCGGCCTGCGCCTTTCCGCAAAGCCTGACTGGCGCGCCCTCGGGCAGACGCCGGAGTGGGCATCGGAGTGGTCGCGCCACGTCGAATCGATGTGGCGCCTGTGGGCCGAGGACCTGGACGCTCACTGCGACGCCAGCCGCCGCCTGCCGTTTTCCGCAATGGTAGGACTCGCCACGCGATCCTTCCTGGTGGCCGGCGAAATCCTCGCGACCAGCGAGTGGCGCCCCAATCGCAGCAGCCGCTTCGCCACCGCGATCCAGATGATCGACCCGGCCCGTCTATGCAACCCGAATGACGCACCGGACACCGACACCCTGCGTGCCGGCGTGGAACTCGATGTCTACGGCGCCCCGCGCGCCTACCACATTCGCCAGGCACTACAGAGCGACGCCTACATGGGGGCGAACCCGTACACCTGGCGCCGCGTTCCCCGGGAAACATCGTGGGGCCGTCGTCAGGTGATCCACGTGTTCGAGCCTGAGCGACCCGGACAAACGCGCGGCAAGACCGGTATCGCCGCGGTGCTCGCCAAGAGCAAGACGCTCGAACGGTTCCAGGACGTGAGCCTGGAGGCGGCGATCGTCAACGCCATGTACGCAGCGGTGATCGAGTCCGAGTTCGACCACGCGCAGGTGGCGGAGGCCCTGGGATCGGCGAGCGACGGCAGCAAGCTGGCCGACACCATGCTTGAGGCGATGGCCGACTATCACAGCGCCGACACCGTGAAGTTCGACGGCGTGAAGATCCCGCACCTGTATCCCGGCGAGAAGTTCCGCATCATCTCCAGCGAGCATCCTGGCCCGGCCTTTGCCGACTTCGAGAAGTCGGTGATCCGCCACCTCGCGGCCGGCATGGGCGTGAGCTACGAGCAGCTGGCCCGCGACTACTCGGAGACCAACTACTCCGGCGCCCGCGCCGGGATGCTGGAGGCCTGGAAGTTCTTCACCAGCCGCCGTCACCTGGTCGGCCAACAGTTCGCGCGCCACATCTACGCGCTGTGGCTGGAGGAGGCGATCGACAAGGGCATCGTGGAGATACCGAAGGGTGCACCGGACTTCTACGCGGCCAAGAGCGCCTGGTGCGGAAGCCGCTGGATCGGTCCAGGCAAGGGCCACATCGACCCACTCAAGGAGAGCAAGGCCGACGCCCTGGAGATGGACCGCGGCCTGAAGACCCTGGAGGATGCGTGCGCCGAGCGCGGCGTGGACTGGGAGGATAACCTGGAGCAGATCGCCAGGGAGAAGGCCCGCATGCGCGAGCTTGGCATCGAGGCGACCGACCTTGGCAAGGTGCTCGGCGCCACCGCCAACGACGAAACAGACACCGCGCCTGCTTGACCTGTGCGCACATAACTGATACAAATTAAGACAACCTCGCATCACTGCGACCAGAAGCCCGGCCACCGCGCCGGGCTTCGTCGTTATTGGACACCGAAGGCCGCACCAGGCAACTGGCGCGGCCTTTTTTATTGGAGCTGAGCATGAGCCGATTCCACCCAATGATCGCGGCCCGCGTATTCAATACGCCGTTGCTGATCCATGCCGGAAAGCTCGACGCGATTGCGGGCGCCCTGTACCGCCAGTGGGGCGTCGAGGTACGCCAGGATGAGACCGGCGCCTACACCACGCTCCAGGGCGAACGCCGCGAGCCTGGCTACCGCATCATCGACGGCGTGGCTGTGATCGATGTGTTCGGGGTCCTTGCCCACCGCGGCGGCATTGCTGCCGATTCGAGCTACATCCTTGGCTACCAACAGATCGCCAGGCGCCTGGAAGCGGCCGTCTCAGATGGCCAAGTACACAGCGTGATACTGGATATCGACTCTCCGGGCGGCGAGGTGTCCGGCGTGTTCGAGCTGGCGGAGCAGATCCGCGCGGCGTCCGAGCGCAAACCCATCTATGCCGTGGCCGACTCGCTGGCCGCGTCCGCCGCCTACCTGATCGGATCGGCAGCCACCGAGCTGAGCGTTTCGCGCACCGGCCACGTCGGCTCCATCGGCGTGGTGTGGCGCCACGCTGACTTCTCCCGCGCCCTGGAACAGGCCGGCATCGCCGTGACCCACGTCTATGCCGGAGCCCGCAAGGTGGCAGGCAACTCGTTCGAGCCGCTGGCCGAAGATGTGCGCGCCGAATTCCAGGCCGAGATCGACAAGCTCTACGAGATGTTCATCGGCGCCGTCGCCGAGTACCGCGGCATCGACGCGCAGAAACTGCGCGACACCGAGGCCCGCGTGTACCTGGGAGAAGACGGCGTGAACATCGGCCTGGCCGATCGCGTGGAGACGGCAGACGAACTAATCGCCCGCCTGACGGGCACAACTTCCGGCGCAGGCTCGCGCCAATTCGCAGCAAGCAACGAAAGAGGTGACACCATGTCCGAAGAGAAGCAGCAGAAAGGCGGCGGCGAGCCCAAGCCGGCAGCAACCGCCACGACCGACGAGGCCCTGGCCACCGCCCGCGCCGAAGGCGAACGCGCCGGACGCGAGGCAGAGCGCACCCGCGTCTCGGCCATCCTGACCGCCGAGGCCGCGCATGGCCGGGAGGAGCTGGCCCAGCACCTCGCGTTTGAAACCGACATGAGCGCAGAGCAGGCGACTGCCATGTTGGGCAAGTCGCCGAAGGCTGCCACATCGGCGCCCGCCAGTCGCCTCGATGAGGCGATGGCGCGCACCGAGCAGCCCGGCATCGGGCCGGATTCGGCAGCCGCCGAAACCGGCGAAGCGGAACAGCGCAAATCCCTGGCGGCTGAGATTGCCGCTGGCGGCGCACGATAACGAGGAGGGCTAGACAATGGCCGAGACCTTTACCCACGACAACCTGATCGCAGGCGATTACCCGGCCGTGACCGAGTCGGTCACCGTCGCCAGCGGCCAGACCCTTTCCCGCGGCGCCGTACTCGGCAAGGTCACCGCCACCGGCAAGGTGGTGCTGTCCCTGTCCGCCGCTGACGATGGCAGTCAGACGCCGTATGCGATCCTGGCCGAAGATGTGGATGCCAGCGCAGCCGACCAGGTGGCCACTGCCTACCTGTCCGGCGAGTTCAACGAGGGCGAGCTGACGTTCGGCGCGGATCACACCGCCGATACCACTCGCGCCGCACTGCGCGATCTCGGCATCTACCTGAAGAAAGCCGTGTAACCGAGGAGGATAACCATGCCTGTCGATATGTTTGAAACCCGCACCATGATGCAGGCGTTGGAGGAGATGAAGCCTCCTCGGACGTTCCTGCTGGATTCGTTCTTCCGCAACGCCAAAACCTTCGGTACCGAAGCGGTGGACGTGGACATCGTGAAGGGCAAGCGCAAGCTCGCCCCGTTTGTCTCGCCGCTGCACGAGGGCAAGGTGGTCAAGCGCGAAGGCTACAGCACCGAAACCTTCAAGCCGCCCTACGTGAAGCCGAAGCGCGCCACCCGCGCGCAGAACTTCCTCCAGCGCCAGCCCGGCGAGGCGGTCTATGCCGGCAGCCTGACGCCGCAGCAGCGCGCCGCCCGCGAACTCGGCAAGGACCTGGCCGAGCTGCGCGAGTCCATCATCCGACGCGAGGAGTGGATGGCGTCGCAGGCCCTGACCACCGGCAAGGTGGTTGTGGTCGGCGAAGGCGTCAATGCCGAGGTGGACTTCGGCATGGACGCTTCGCACCTGGTCACCTTATCCGGCACCGACCTATGGACCGACGCGGCCGGCGACCCGATCAAGAACCTGCGCACATGGAAGCGCATGTGCGCGCAGGATTCCGGTGTCACCGCCGACCGGGCCATCATCGGCGCCAATGTTGTCGATCCGTTCTACGACCGGCTGAAGAACAAGCTGGACAACCGCCGCATCGACCTCGGCATGATCAAGCCCGAGGAGCTGCCGGACGGCGTGACCTATATCGGTTACCTGAACGATCCGGGCATCGATCTGTTCACCTACGACGAGTGGTATCTCGACGACGCCGGCAACGAGCAGCCGATGGTCCCGGTAGACGCCGTGATCATGGGCAGCACCCGCGCCAAGACCGTCCGCGCCTACGGCGCCATCCAGGACGTGGATGCCATCGGCGCAGGCCTGTTCGAGGCCCAGTACTTCCCGAAGAGCTGGGTGCAGCAGGACCCGTCTGCTCGGTTCGTCATGGTGCAGTCCGCGCCGCTGGTGATTCCGACTCAGATCGGAGCATTCATGAAGGCCAAGGTGGTCTGATAGGCCACCGCAAGCAGCAACCGAGAGCCCGGCCGCGCGCCGGGCTTTCCATTTTCAGGAGAGCGAAATGGCAGCCGCAACCAAGCTGATCGTTACCCAAGGCGTTGTCTCTCACGACGGCGTGACCTACCGCAAGGGCGAGCACCTCAGTCTGCCGGAAGACCAGGGCAAGCGCCTGATCGAGGCCGGTGTCTGCGCCGTCGCCGACGACAAGACCGCCAAGAGCGGCAACCAGAAGCCCGCCGAAGGCGGCAAGTAAACCGTTTCCCGGGAAGCACCATGTTCCGCGATGCCGTACTGCAAGCCGCCGCCGATGCCATCGAGCACCTTGGTGAGCCAGTAACACTGCCAGGCGGCGAAGTGGTGCAGGGCGTGTTCAGTTATCCCACGGAAACCACAGAGATCAGTCGCGGTCAGCGCGGCATACGTGCCGGCGTATCCATGCCTGCGCGCGACCCGATGCTGTCACTGCGCGAAACCGACGCCGTGACACTGGCGCGCGGCGCTGCCGTTACGGTGCGCGGACGGCAATTCGATGTGACCGATAGGTTTCCGACCGGCAACGGCCTGGTCCGCCTGACGTTGACCGAGACGCAGGCGAGCGAGCCGACCGGAACAACCACCTGGCGCTAAGCCGTGAGCCTCACCTTAACCATTGATGCGCTCGACTGGGACGACCAATCCGAACAGCTAATCCGGGCGCTTGGTGGCACCTCAGCCAAGCCAGTAAAGACGGCGGTTCGCCATGCTGTCACCAAGACGGCGCGCTGGTTACGCCGCCAGGTGAGCCGCATAGCCGCCGCCGAACTGACCATCGCGCAGAAGGCCTTCGACACGGCCCGCGTGCGAGTGCGCATGGAAGAGGGCGAGCTATGGGAGGCCTTGCTCTGGGTTGGCCTTGATCCGTTTCCAGCGCACCGCCTCGGCGCCGTCCGCTGGACTCGCCGGATGAAGGGTGCGCGCGCAGGACGCCGGCTATTTCCAGGCGCTTTCGCGCCGAAGGCGAACGGCCCGATCTTTCGCCGCACGGGCAAGGATCGCCTGCCGATCGAAAAAGAGGCCGTGGAATTCGACGCGGCTGTGAATGAGAACGTGCGGCGGCTCGAAGCCGCCGCCCTGAAGCGATACCGCACCCTGCTTGCGCAGGAGCTGAACTTCCAGCTGCAGAAGTCATTGGGCAACGTATGAGCGTGACCGTCACCGAATTGCACAACGCCATCATCCAGGCGTTCAAGTCGCAGTTCACCGATCGCGTTGAGACCATTGCGACGTACCGCTCCACCAGCACCGACCCGATCAACACGCCGGCGCTGCTGCTGGAGATGGAAGACGCCAGCGAAGGACCGGATGCCGGCGACGAACGCACGCCGCTGCGCTGCCGATTCACAGCGCACTGCATGCTGTCGTTCCAGACGCCGAACGTCGAGATCGAGGTGCGCGAGTTCGCCGCCGAGGTTTTCCGCCTTGTCCGCCGCAACCTGTGGGGGTTGTCCGGCAGCATCAAACGTCCCGAGCAGATTGAGATGGGACCCGGCCAATTCAAACCGGGAAAAGCCGGATACGAGAGCTGCTACGTCACCTGGGAACAGGTGATTTATCTCGGCGATACCGTCTGGACCAACGAAGGCACCGTGCCGACCGAGGTGTATGTGGCCTATGAACCCAACACGGGCGAAGGCGGCGATTACGAGGCGGTGGAGTAATGCTCGAACCGAAGGCAGACGAGCGCGAGTTCGATATTGCCGAACTGGCCCGGCGTCTGGTCAATGTGGTGCGGATCGGCATCGTGCATTCGGCCGACTACGAATCCGCTCGGGTGAGGGTTCAGTACGACGAGACAACAGCAGGCGAGCCGGTAATCACAGGCTGGCTGCCGTGGATCACTACTCGCGCCGGCAAAGACCGCACATGGTGGGCACCGGACATTGGCGAGCAGGTGGTGGTGTTGTCGCCTGGCGGCGAACTGGTAAACGGCGTCGCTCTGCCTGCGATCTACCAGCAGTCGAGCGCCGCGCCAGCGACTGACCCGAACAAGCACGTCGTCGTCTACCCGGACGGCACACGCAGCGAGTACGACCGCAATGCCCATCGCCTGTCCGTCACCGTAGCCGGCGATATGGTGCTTAACGTCCAGGGCGACGTGGATGCCGCGGTTGGCGGGAAGGTTGACCTAGTGGCCGGCGGCTCGGTCAACGTGGATGCGCCCGACATTCACCACAACGGCGGGCAGGGCGTGGTGACCGGGGAGTGTGTGTGCCACTTCACCGGCCGCCCCCACGGCGACAAGTCAAGCACGGTCACGGCGGGCAAGTAATGGCGCTAAGCAAAGAGCAGCTGAAGGGGCGCATCATCGCAGAGATGGAGGCCATGGGGGCGAGCGCAGCGGGCGAGCACTCCTGGGTGGAGCGTTTCGCCGAAGCGCTCGCCAATGCCGTTGTCGATGAAATTCAAAGCAACGCCGAGGTGCCGATATCCGGCGGCAGCTCGGCAGGAACCTACAAGGTGCAATAGGAGACAACCCGTGCAGACCTACACCGTGATCCGTGACCTACACCAGAACGGCCGCATCTATCGCAAAGGAGCGCGCATCGAGATGAGCGATAAGCAGGCACGCCATCTGCGACTCGCGGGCTTTGTCGAGCCAGCAAAACCGGCAAAGAACAGCAAGCCCGACACCAAGCAGCCCGCAAAGCTCGAAGAGAAGCCGAAGGCGTAACAACCCATGCAGGGCATGAGCGCACAAAGCGGCCAGGCACTGACCGGCATCGACCACCTCAAGCAGTCGATCCGCGACATCCTGACCACACCCATCGGCACCCGTGTGATGCGCCGCGATTACGGCTCACGCATTCCCGAGTTGGTGGACGCACCGCTGAACCGCGGCACGCTGGTGCAGATCTATGCCGCCGCTGCTGATGCGCTCGCGCAGTGGGAGCCCCGCTTTTCGCTAACCAGCATCAAGGCCAGCGAAGTCGCTTCCGGGCGCGTCTCCATCGATCTCGAAGGCAAGTACCTGCCGGACGGCCATCCGCTGCGCCTGGAGGTGACGGTATGACCGCAGCGCTGATCATTCTCGGCATTCCGGTCGCAGTGTTCGGCGTGGTTTACCTGATTGCCCGCGACCTTGAGCGCAGCATGGAGGGGTATTGATGAGCTACACACCGATCGACCTCTCCCAGCTGCCCGCGCCGGACGTGGTAGAGACACTCGACTTCGAGAGCATTCTCGAGGCGATGGTGGCGGACCTGCTGGCCCGCTACCCGCAGTTCTCGGCGTTCGTCGAATCCGAGCCTGGAATCAAGCTGCTGGAGGTATGCGCCTACCGCGAACTGCTGTTGCGCCAGCGCATCAACGACGCGGCCCGCTCCGTGATGCTGGCCTACGCCGCCGCCGCCGATCTGGACAACCTGGCCGCCCTGCTCGGCGTCGAGCGCCAGGACGGCGAGAGTGACGCGAACCTGCGCGAGCGCACCCAGCTCGCCCTGGAAGGTCTGAGCACTGCCGGCCCGGTCGGCGCCTACGAATACCACGCCCGCAGCGCCGACGCCCGCGTGAAGGACGTGGACGTATCCAGCCCGAGCGCAGGCGAAGTACTGGTCACGGTGCTTTCGACAGAGAGCGACGGCACACCCAGCCAAGCGGTCCTCGATGCGGTGCTTGCTGCCCTGAGCGATGAGACAGTCCGTCCGCTGTGCGATGGCGTGAGCGTCGCCGCCGCCGAGATTGTGCCGTACACCGTGGACGCCTCCCTTGAGCTGTATCAGGGACCGGATTCAAGCACTGTGCGCGCCACCGCAGAGACTGCCGCGCGCGCCTACGTGAACAACGCCCACCGCCTTGGCATCGAGGTGACCCTCTCCGGCTTGTACGCAGCGCTCCATGTGGCCGGCGTGAAGCGCGTGACCCTGACCAGCCCAGCCGCCGACGTGACCGTGACCGCACAGCAGGCGGCGTACTGCACCGCCCTTACGGTGGAGGTGGCCAATGGCTGATCGCCTGCTGCCACCTAACGCCTCGGAGCTTGAGCGCGCACTGGAGCAGGTGACCGCTCGCCTCGGCGAAGTGTCGGTACCGTTGCGCAGCCTGTGGAACCCGCAGACCTGCCCGGCTGAGATTCTGCCCTGGCTGGCCTGGTCCTTGTCAGTGGACGAATGGGACAGCAGCTGGCCGGAAGCGACCAAGCGAGAAGTGATCGCCCGCGCCGCCGAGCTGCACCGCCGAAAAGGCACAGTGTGGGCGGTGCGCGAGGCCCTGCGCTCCGCAGGCTACGCCGATGCAGAAATCGAAGAGGGCCTGCCGCGCCTGCTCCACGACGGCACGCAGACCTACGGCGGCGAGGAGATCTACGGCGCTGGCGCCCGGTGGGCGCTGTTCAAGGTGGTGGCCGATCTCGGCGAGGACCTGAGCCTGACCACCACCGACATCGAGCGCCTGGTGCGCCTGATCGAACGATACAAGCCGGCAAGCCGCCACCTGCGCGAGATCGCCTACCGCGCCACCCTGGCCGACGACGTGCCGGTGACCGATGCGGTGGCGACCGTGGTGATGCCGGCCTACGAGGAGGTGCGCCCGGCCGGCCTACGCTACGACGGCAGCATTGCCCACGACCAGGACGTGCCGCTGCGCTTCGATGGGCGCTATCTCTACGACGCCTACGCCGACCACGACGGCCGCGATGAACTCGGCGAGACCCATGCCAACGAGTGGGACGCCACCGAGATGGCTATGGCATTGGAGCTTGGCAGCGACCACGTAGCCATCGATGCGATACACGATGGGCGCCTGACCTATTCCGGTTTCAGCTACGGCTCGGATGCGCCAATGGCGGTGGACGCAGCAATGCCTCTCACCATCACCCGCCACGTCCGCCATGACGGCCGCCACAACCACGGCGGCACCCACTACAACGGCGCCGCCAGCTATGACGGCGCCGAGGATTACTTCGGCGGCATCTATTACGCCGGCAACATCCAGCAACAGGAGGCGGTGCTTTGAAGCTGCAAGACACCATCACCATGCGCGGCGACTTCTGCCTGCGCGTGCTTCGTGGCGGCGAGGTTGTCGAGACCTACCGCGACCCGAACATGATCATGAACGTGGCCAAGGATGCCCTGGCCCGTCTCCTGGCAGGCGACGGCGCCGGGAAGACAGTCACACAGATCGGCTTCGGCACCGATGGCGACGGCCCGAGCCCGGACGATACCGCGCTGACCTCGGCCTATACCAAAGCCATCGCCAGCCACAGCTATCCGAGCGCCGGCCGCGTGCAGTTCAACTGGACCCTGGCCACCACTGAAGCCAACGGCAAGAGCATCCGCGAGTTCGGCCTGCTCGCGTCGGACGGCACCCTCATCGCCCGCAAGACGCGCGGCGTAATCGAGAAGGCCGACGACATCAGTCTGGACGGCTCCTGGACAATCATCTTTTAACGAGGAGTAGACGATGGCGAATCTACAAGAATCCAGCACCTGGGAAGATGGCATTTACCAGCTGGAGACCACCGATCCGGTGGTCGGTGGGCCGAACGGCGTGTCCAACACCCAAGCCAAGCAGCTGGCCAACCGCACCAAGTATCTCAAGGGCCAGCTGGAGGCGACCGCCGCCGAACTGGCCAACCTGTCGCAGGGCATCGATGACCAGGCGCAGAACGCCATCATCGCCGCCATCGAGCAGGCCCTCTCGCTTGGCGGCGTAAACGCCAAGAGCATCGAAGATCTGCGCAGCCGGGTGCTCGCACAAGGCACCGCGGTACTGAAAAACAAGTGGGTGGTCGAGGGCTTCGTGATGGTCAAGAGCGACATCCGAGCTTTGCACTTGACCAAGAGCGGCACTTATACCGCAGGCAATCAGTCGCGCAGCTACATCGACGGACAGATCCGCTACGTCGCAGATGACGACTACCACGTCACCGTGCCGCAGAACCCTGGCGCGAGCGCCGTCACGTACTGGGCCTATCTGCACAACGACGCCGGAACCTATCGCGTGAGCGTCGGCGAGACCATCCCGGACGATGCGCTGAAGCTCTACGAGATCACCGTGCCAGCAGGCGACACCAGCAACAACCTCACCGCCGTCACCCTGACCGATCGGCGCACGGTGCAGGCCTACAACGGTTACACCATCAACACCGTGCAGGAAGTGTATGTGGCGCTGCCGTTCCCGGCCCTGAATGCACCGGACTACGACGTGAACCTCACCGTCGAATCCGCCACCGACCTCGGCGCCGTGGGACCGCTTGGGGTGACCGACAAACAGCAGAACGGCTTCAAGGTGCGCTGCCAGGGCAGCGCCGACAACGTGGCCCTGCGCTGGACCCTGCTCAACACCAACAAGCATTAAGGAGGCGGTAAATGGGCATTGAAATCCGACACCAGACCGCGGGCAACCATCTGCCCGTGAGCATGGGCACCAAGTATCTGAAGGTGGACGCCTACCAGATCGACGTGGCCGCCCGCCAGCAGGACCATGCGATCACCATCGACCTGTCCCTGGACGAGCAGGGCAACGTGGTCGAGGGTCGCGGCGCCGGATGGTACGCCGCCAACGTGACCCTGCCGCCCGCCGAATACCAGGAGGTCGAGAGCGGTGAGACCGACCCGGAGACGGGCGCACCGATCATGACGCGCGAACGCCTGCCGGTGAACCTGAACCAGGTGGTGGTCAACCTGTGGGCGCTGCCTGAGCAGCTTCCCGCGGCCGAGTAGTTTCCCGAGAAACACACGATAGGAGCGAATCACAATGGCTGGACTTATCATCAGCATCAAGGACGCCGCCCGCCAGGCGGTCGAAGCGGCCACCGGCGGCCGGGTCACCATCATGTACGACGACAAGGGCTACCCGTCGCACATGGTGCGCATCCCGAAGTTCAACATCGAGGACATTGACGCGAGCCTCGGCAGCGGCGTGCATCCGGCGTTCATCGTCAACGGTGTGGAGAAGTCGGAGATCTGGATCGGACAGTACCACGCCACCGTCCACGACGGCCGCGCCCTGGCCCTGCCTGGCCAGGACCCGACCACCTACACCAACTTCGACCAAGCGCGGAACTACTGCGCCGCAAAGGGCGCCGGATGGCACCTGATGACAAATGCCGAGTGGGCGGCCATCGCCCTGTGGTGCCACAAGAACGGCACGCTGCCGAATGGCAACAACAACCACGGCCGCGACCACGCAGCAACCTTCGAGACCGGCACCCGCCAGGACGGCAACACCTATGACCCTGGCGAGACCACTGGCACTGCACGCACCCTGACCGGCTCCGGTCCGGCCACCTGGCGTCATGACCACAGCTTCGCCGGCATCGCCGACCTCAATGGCAACGTGTGGGATTGGGTGGGCGGCATGCGCCTGGTCGATGGCGAGATCCAGATCCTCGCGGACAACAACGCCGCCGATAACACCAAGGACCAGTCCTCCACCTCTACCGAGTGGAAGGCCATCGCACAGGACGGCTCCCTGGTCGCACCGGGCACGGCCGGAACGCTGAAGTACGACGCGACCGGCGCCACCGGCTCTGGCGGCGTGCAGCTCGACGACGTGATCGACAGCCAGTCGGACGGCACCACCTCGGCCTCTATCGATTTCGAGTCCATGGCGGCCGATACCGGCATCGTGGTTCCGAACCTGCTCAAGCAGCTCGGCCTGTTTCCCGGGCTCTCCACGCTCGGCGGCGACAACATCTGGATGCGCAACGTAGACGAGCGCCTGCCGCTCCGTGGTGGCTACTGGTACATCGGTGCGGACGCTGGCGTGTTCGCGCTGACCTTGAGCTACGCGCGGTCGGACTCGCACGACAACGTCGGGTTCCGTCCCGCTTTTGTCGCACTCTGATATCTGAGACCTGAGATCTGATGGGATGGGCGATAGCCCATCCCTCAACCCATCACATGAACGACCTGAAGATTCGGCAGAAAACGGAAGACATGATCCAGTACGGCTACATCGCCGTGCGGCAGTTTCCAAAAGCTGAGCGCCATGTGCTCAGCCAGGAGATCCGCCAGACGATGTGGCGGCTGCTTCGGCTCATCGTGATCTGCAACCGTCGCTACCACAAGAAAACGACGATGCAGGATCTCGATGCGGAGCTGGATCTGCTGCGCTCGCAGGTGCGTCTCGCCAAGGACCTCGGCTACTTGCCGTTTAAGAAGTACGAGCACTGGGCGCGCCACCTCGACGAGATCGGTCGGATGATCGGCGGGTGGTTCCGGTCGCTTCCGTGAAGGGCCGCGGGTTAAACGGATGTTTGAGCGCCTGCCGCTCCGTGGTGGCAACTGGAACAACGGTGCGGACGCTGGCGTGTTCGCGCTGAACTTGAACAACGCGCGGTCGAACTCGAACAACAACATCGGGTTCCGTCCCGCTCTTGGGGGCAGTCAGAAGTCGCCGGCTCACGGGCCGGCGTCCAGCGCAGCCCCAAAAGGACCCGCGGTCCTCGGCCAAGTGCCGGAAAAGTTGAACAGGCGGGGCCGGGACAGTAGGCCCTCGGGCCGACCCCTCGGAACCGCCGCCCTACAACAACAAGAAAGGATGGTGATGGCGAAGACCTACAAGGGGCTGTATCCACGCATCTACGAGTTCGAGCACCTGCATGCCGCCTACCTCAAGGCGCGCAGGGGAAAGCGATACGAGCGCGAGGTGGTGGCGTACAGCGCGCGGCTCGAAGAAGAGCTGATCCAACTGCAAAACGAATTGATCTGGCGGACCTACGAAACAGGGCCGTACCGCGCATTCAAGGTTTTCGAGCCGAAGGAGCGACAGGTGGCGGCGTTACCGTTTCGCGATCGCGTTCTGCAGCACGCCCTTGTGTCGGTCATCGAGCCCATTTGGGAGGCGCGCTTCATCCACGACAGCTACGCATGCCGACCCAACAAGGGGACGCATGGCGGCGCCGATAGGGCGCAGCAGTTTCTTCGCAAGGTAAAGCGAAAGCACGGCCAGGTGTACGCCCTAAAGGCGGACATCGCCAAGTTCTTCCAGAACGTGGACCACGCCATCCTGAAACGACTACTGGCAAAGCGGATCGCCTGCCGGGACACCCTGGCGCTGCTGCACAGCATCATCGACACCTGGGAAGACGGACCAGGCCGCGGTATCCCGATCGGCAACCTGACCAGCCAGCTGTTCGCGAACCTCTACCTACATGAGCTGGACGAGTTTGTGAAGTACCAGCTACGGGAGCGGCACTATGTCCGCTACATGGATGACTTCGTAATCATCCACCACGACAAGCAGCACCTGCACCAGTTGCGCCGAACCATCGAGGCGTTTCTCGGGGAACAGCTGCGGCTCGTCACGAACCATAAGACTCAGGTCTTCCCGGTGCGTCCGCTCGGCGGCAGGCCGCTGGATTTCCTGGGATACCGCATCTGGCCGACGCACAGAAAGCTGCGCAAGGACTCGGCGAAGCGGATGCGGCGCAAGCTCAAGCGCCTTGCCCGGCTGTTCGCCGCCGGCAAGATCGCGTTGGAGCAGATTCAACCGCGTATCCAGTCCTGGATTGGGCACGCGAACCACGCCAGCACCTACCGACTGAGGAAGCACATCATGGGTTCCGTTTCGTTCACCAAAGGAGGCCTTACCAATGCCTGAACAGTTCCTGCATGGCGTCGAAGTTGTCGAAATCGACAGCGGCGCACGCCCGATCCGCACCGTCAAGTCGTCGGTCATCGGCCTGGTCGGCACCGCGCCGAAAGGCCCGGTGAACACACCCGTCCTGATCGCAGGCTCCCGTAAGGAGGCCGTCGCCCAGTTCGGTTCCGGTCTTGGCACCATTCCTGACGCCCTGGACGCCATCTTCGACCAGGCTGGCGCGATGGTTGTGGTGATCAACGTTCTCGACCCCGCGGTGCACAAGGTTGCCGTCGCCGCCGCCGATTACACGTTCGACGCGACCACGGACACCGTGGCGGTGGCGCATGACTACATCCACAACGCCGTGGTCACCAGCCAGGACGCGGTCACCACCTATGTCGAAGGCACCGATTACAGCTACGACTCGGACACCGGCGTATTCACCCGGATCAGTGCCGGCGCGATTGCCAGCGGCGCCACCGTAAAGATCGGCTATGACCGGCCTGACGAGAGCGCCGTCACCACGTCGGACATCATCGGCGGAGTGGATGCGACCACCGGAGCTTACGAGGGCGTCCAGGCGCTGCTCGGCGCGGAAAGCGTGGTGAAGGTGCAGCCGAAGATTTTGATCGCGCCCGGCTTCACTTCCGAGGTCACCCGCGACGTGGGCGACGTGATCACGGGCGCCCCGGTAGTTGCCGAGATGCAGGGCATCGCCGATCGCCTGCGCGCCGTGATCATCGCGGACGGCCCGAACACCACCGACGCCGAGGCCATCGCCTACCGCGAGCTGTTCGGTCACAAGCGCACCTATGTGGTGGACCCGTGGGTGAAGGTGTGGGATACCGATGCCGACGCCGAAGCGCTCCAGCCAGCATCCGCCCGTGTCGCCGGCATGATCGCCAAGAGCGACAACGAGCGCGGCTTCTGGTGGTCGCCGTCCAACCGCGAGATGTACGGCATCGTCGGCACCGGCCGCTCGGTGGACTTCGCCCTCGGCGATCCGAATGCCCGCGCCAACTACCTCAACGAAAACGAGGTGGCCACCATCATCCAAAAGGATGGCTATCGACTGTGGGGCAACCGCACCACCGCAGCCGATCCCAAGTGGGCATTCCTCTCGGTGGTGCGTACCGCGGACATGATCAACGAGTCGCTTCTGCGGGCGCACATGTGGGCAGTGGACCGCAACATCACCAAGACCTACCTGGAAGACGTGGTGGAAGGCGTCAACGCCTACCTGCGCCACTTGAAAGCCATCGGCGCCATTCTCGGCGGCGAGTGCTGGGCCGACCCGGAGCTGAACACGCCGACGCAGATCGCGGACGGCAAAGTCTACTTCGACTTTGACTTCACGCCGCCGTACCCGGCAGAGCACATCACCTTCCGCTCGCATCTCGTTAACGACTACATCGAGGAGATCATCTGATGATCGAGGACATCCTGAAGAACATGAACATGTTCGTCGATGGCCGCGGCTACGCGGGCAAGATCGACGAGGTGACGCCGCCCAAGCTCACCATCAAAACCGAAGAGCACCGAGCCGGTGGCATGGATGCCCCGGCCGAGCTGGACATGGGCATGGAGAAGCTGGAGTGCGATCTCTCCACCTCCGGCATCGACAAAGAACTGCTGAAGCTGTGGGGCGTGGCGCCTGGCAATTTGGTGCCGCTCACCTTCCGCGGCGCCCTGGAATCCGAGGACGGCACCGTGAAGGCGGTAGTCATGACCATCCGCGGCAAGGTGCGCGAGATCGACTTCGGTACCTGGAAGCCGGGTGAGAAAGCGCCGATGAAGGCCACCGTGGCATGCCGCTACTACAAGCTGGAGATCGACGGCGAGACCCTGCACAAGATCGACGTGGACAACATGGTCCGCATCATCAACGGCACCGACCAGCTCGAAGCCCAGCGCACTGCGCTCGGCCTGTAAGGAGGAAGCATGGACCCGATCAAACTTGACTACCCGATCACCGTTGACGGCGCCGAAACCAAGGAACTCAACATGCGCCGCCCGAAGGTACGCGACCTGCGCGACGCACAGAAGGCGGGCAAGTCGGCTACCGATGCCGAGGTGGAGATCCGGCTGTTCGCCAACCTGTGCGAGGTCGCCCCCAGCGTTATCGAGGAGCTGGACATGGCCGACTACAGCAAGGTGCAGGAGCGGTACCAGGGTTTTTTGTCCCACGAGTAGACCTCCGCCGCCCCATGGCGGTGGTCGCCCACGTGCTTCACACACCCATCCCGGCGCTCGACGACATGGAGGTCGACGAGCTGCTGGCATGGTTCGAGGAAGCGAAATCGATCATGAAGGCAGCCCGAGGTTATGGCCGATAAGCTGAAGTTAGGAATCGTCATCGGGGCGTCGCTGTCGCCGAGCCTGGGATCTGCCGTAGGGTCGGCAAAGTCCAAGCTCGACAAACTCGGCAGCGCCATCAAGACGGCCGACGCCAGCATGGGCAGGCTGGATGCGTTCCGCAAAGCGAAGACCGATCTGCAGTCGGCCGACGCCGAGTTCCAGCGCGCCAAGGAAAACCTTTCCCGGCTCCAGCAGGAGATGCGCAACACCGCCAACCCGACCAAGGCCATGCGGGATGCTGTGGCCAAGGCGCACCAGGAGGTACACCGCGCCAACGAACGCCTCGGAAAGCAGCGCACCGCATTGCAAGGTGTGCGCAAGGAGATGGCCGCAGCCGGGGAGACTGCCGCCGAACTGGAGCGCAGGGAAAAGCGCGTCGGCGCTGCCCTGGAGCAGCTGAGGGCAAAGCGCCAGAAGCTGAGCCTGGCCATGGACGAGCGTCAGGCGGTTCAGGATGACCGCTCACGCCGCCGCGGTGAACTGATGGACGCCGTAGCCATCGGCGCTACTCTCCAGGCACCGATTCGCGCCGCCATCCGCTTCGAGTCGGTCATGGCCGACGTGAAGAAGGTGGTGAACTTTGACACGCCGCAGCAGTTCGAGCAGATGCGCCAGGACATCCTGCGCATGTCCACTGAAATGCCGATGGCCTCGGATCAGATCGGCGCCATCATTGCCGCGGCCGGCCAAAGCGGAATCGCCCGCGCCGAGCTGGGCGCCTTCGCCGAGTCGGCGATCAAGATGGGTATTGCTTTCGACATTACCGGCGATCAGGCTGGCCAGATGATGGCGAACTGGCGTGCCGGTATGCGCCTGTCGCAGAACCAGGTGGTTGGCCTGGCCGATGCAGTCAACTACCTATCGAATAACATGAACGCCACGGCCGGCGCTATCGGTCAGGTAATCCAACGCCAGGGCGCGGTCGCTATGTCGGCGGGCCTGACGGAGACGCAGGTTGCCTCCCTGTCCGCGGCACTGCTTTCTTCCGGCACATCGCCCGAAATTGCCGCCACGGCACTGAAGAACCTCACCGGCGCCCTGACCAAGGGACCGGCCGCCACCAAGGCGCAGCAGAACGCCTTCGACGAGCTGGGTTACTCCGCCGAAGAACTGGCAATGCTGATGCAGGAGGATGCAGCCGGCACCATTAAGGAGGTCTTCAAGTCCATCGCAGATGCCCCCAAAGAGCTGCAAGGCAGCCTCGTCTCGCAGATCTTCGGCGAGGAATCCAAGGGCGCGATCATGCCGCTCTTGGCGAACCTCGACAATCTCAGCCAGGCATTCAAGCTCACCACCGATAGGACCAAGTACGCCGGCTCGATGCAGGAGGAGTACGCCGTCCGCGCCGCCACCACCGAGAACAACCTGCAACTGTTCCAAAACCGGATCTCACGCCTCGGCGTGGTGATTGGCTCCGTGCTCCTGCCGCCACTCAATACGCTGCTCGGCCAGATGGGCCACGGCATCGAGACCGTGGCCGACCTGGCGCAACGTTTCCCGGGAATCACCAAGGCGGTGATCGGCCTGGCCGCAGCGCTGATGGCAGGCAAGGTTGTGTCCATCGCGTTTGGCTACGCCTGGACCTTCGTGCGCGGCGCCGTGGTCGGCGGCAAGGTAGCGATCGCCAGATTGGAGGCGGGCGCCGCCCTGGCGAACGCCAGGATGGTCGCCTTCAATCAAACCAGCCTGATCACCGCCGCAAGGACAAAGGCGCTCGCAGTCGGCGGCGGCATCAAGGCTTTCGGCGGCCAACTGATCGGCATGGCATCGAGCGCCATCCCGACTGCCATCGGCGGCATCCGCGCCCTGACCATGGCGCTCATGACGAACCCGATCGGGTTGGTGATTGGCGCCATCGCCCTCGGCGGCGCCCTTATCTACAAGTACTGGGAACCGCTCAAGGCCTTCTTCTCCGGCCTATGGGACGGCATCGTGCAGGGCGCGAGCCCTGTGATGGAAGCCCTGTCGCCACTTGAGCCGGCATTCCGCCTGGTCGGCGATGCCATCTCCTGGGTCGGATCTGCCATCGGTGATGCGATCGGCTGGATCGGCTCACTCTTTGAGCCGGTCAACAGCTCCAGCGCGGCGCTACAAGAAGCCAACCAGGTCGGTCAGTCGGTCGGTCAAACCATCGGCACGCTGCTGGTGGCGCCCATCCGCTTGGCTGTCGGCGTGTTCACGGCGCTCGGCGAGGCGATCGGCTGGGCCGTCACGAAGCTGACAGAGATCGGGCAGGCGATCGGCTTCAACCCTCTCGGCGCCATCCAAGCCGGATGGCAGGCGACCCTCGATTGGCTGTCTGGATTCTCCCTGGCGGACTCTGGCAAGGCGATCCTCGACACCCTCGGCGAAGGGATCAGGAACGCAAAAGACGGCCTGGTCGAAAGCGTCAAAGGCGTGTTCGGCAAGGTGCGCAACCTTCTGCCGTTTTCCGACGCCAAAGAGGGTCCGTTCTCGCAACTCACCGCATCCGGTAGCGCAATCTTGACCACGCTCGGGGATGGCGTGAAGAAGGCCGGGCCAGGGGCAGTAAAGGGGCCGTTATCGAAGGCACTGGCAGGGGCAGCCACAGGACTTGCCGTCGCCATGCCGGCAGCAGCAGCCGCCAGCGGTGCAGCTCCGACACCGGCCGCCTTCGAGGACGTGCGACAGGTGGAGCAGGGCGCTGGCCGCTCGACGCCAGCGATCACGGTCCACGCGCCGATCACCATCCAGGCGAGCGCAGGCACTAATATCGACAACCTGGCCGACGAACTGCAGCACCGATTGGCCGACATCATGCGCCGCGCCGCCATCGAGGCAGCTGGCGGCGAAAACGACGAGGTGATCTGACGTGGGATATACCGACATCATCACCAACCTGGAAGACTTCAGCCGCGTCCGCCAGGGATTCGATGCGGTCAAGAATCAGCTCAGCCACTCCGGCGCCATCATGATGATGCTTGGGCCATTCATGTTCGCAGTCGATACCGCGCCGTATCAGCAGCTGCGCCGGCAGACTGAATACCGCTGGGCCAACCAGGAACGCTTCGGGCGGCAGCCGGCGCTGCAATACACCGGCCCCGGCCTAGAACGCATCACGCTAGACGGCCTGATCTTTCCCGAGTTCGCGGGCGGACTACACCAGGTGCAGGCCATGCGCGAACTGGCCGGAATCGGCAAAGCCATGCCGCTGGTCGATGGCCTCGGCGTGATCTACGGGCAGTGGGCCATCGTCCGCCTGGAGGAAACCCTGCGCGTGCTGTTCGACAACGGCCAACCCCGCAAGATCGGGTTTAACATTGAGCTGGAACGCTACGGCGAAGACCAACGCAAAGGGCTGCTGGAGAAACTGAAAGGGCTGGCAGGGGGTAGCCAATGACCACCGCCTACCGATGCAGCGACGGCGATACCCTGGACTGGATCTGCTGGAAGTACTACGGCACCGAGGCCGTGCTGCCGCAGGTGTTGGAAGCCAACCCCGGACTGGCCGATCTTGGCACCCACCTGCCGGCCGGGACGCTGGTGGCGCTACCGGAAGTCACGGCACCAGCGGAGCCCGACCAGGTGGACGTGTGGGGATGATTACTGCGAGGCCTGCTGGTTGAGCACGTCCTCGCAGATGAAGGTGTGCTCCTCTTGCGTCCTCGTGTTCTTCACGCGCACAGCCTGCGGAGATCCGACAAGTGGATGGCCCTCGCACAGGTCTTCGGCTAGACGTGTCGGCAGGCCGCTGGAGTAGGAAAAGTACACGCGACCAAAGCCACGGCCCTTTGGAACGAACCACGCAGCCTCATTTCCAGGCCCCCACACCTCCTGTGATGCCCATGCATCCTGGGAATAGTGAGCATCCAACTCGGAAGCTGAACGCGTTCCCCACACGTCGATCTTTTCTTGCCCCGTGGCGCAGCCCGAGATTATCAAGGAAAGAGCAAAAAGAACGGTCCGTTTCATAAGAAAAACCTCCCAGTATGCAGCCGAAATTTAAAATTATCGCAGACGCCACCGACGTAACAGCGAAGATCAGCGATCGCCTGATCGAGTTGCGCATCGTCACCACGTCGGACAAGAACAGCGATTACGTTGAAATCATGCTGGACGACAGGGAAGGGAAGCTCGCCCTGCCATCCTCTGGCATGTGGCTCGACGTTAGCATAGGGTATGCCGACAAGCCACTGACCAGCATGGGCCGCTTCATCCACGACGACTACGATATTGAACTGAACCCGCGCCGGCTCGCCATCCGCGCCAAGGCCGCCGACTTCACGGCGAACAGCACCCTCAAAGCACCCAAGACCCGCAGCTTCGACGACATCGGCCTCTGCGACCTGGTGCACCAGATCGCCAGCGAGCACGATTACACGGGCGCCTGCGCGCCGGACTTTGCCGGAACCACCATAGCCCATATCGACCAGACAGCCGAAAGCGACCTCAACCTTCTGCGCCGCATCGCCCGACAGCACGGCGCCACCTTCAAGGCGGCAGGCCAACACCTGCTCTTTCTCCCGACCGGCAAAGGAAAGTCCGCCGCAACACAGCGCACCTTGCCATCCGTCACCATCCGCCCCGGCGACATCACCCGCGGGCGTGTCAACCGAAAGGACCGCACCAAGTACCGCAGCGTCACCGCCAAGTACCGCGATATCGATCAGGGGAAGACGATCACGGTTCGGGTGGGAGAGGGCGAGCCTACCTTCGAGATCCGAGACCCGCGCCCCAACCGTGACCAGGCACTAGCCGACGCCGAATCACGATACAAGACCCTGCAGCGCAAAAGCGGCAGCCTTTCGCTCACATTACCCGGCAACCCGCTGCTGGTAGCAGAAGGCCGCATCGTTATGGAAGGCTGGAGAGATGGCGTAGATGGCGACTGGAGCATCACCCGCGTAACCCATGTGATTTCCGGGAACGGCGGCTACCGATGCGACGTGACCGCCGAGCCGGTGGTATAG